CCTAGCCTCTCGATCTGCATTTCCTTTAATTTAAAATCTTCCAGCCCATTGGCCGGGTTGTTTATGGCTTCCGCCAGCAACACATAAGCATTCATGTGGAATGCCTCATTGACGTTGCGATCAAGCAGTTCGTGCATACGCGAACCAAATTCACGGCGGCCCACCAGCGAACCCAGCGGCGTGTTAATCACATCACTGAGCCGTTGCCGCAGATAGGCGACACCGCCCAAGGCCGCGCCCGTGTCGCGGTGGGTTCCTGTTTTCATTTCGTGCTTTCTGCCTTTCGTGCTTTACTTGATAGGATGCTCGCCAGCACTTGAGCCACCACTCACAGCGGCTTTTGCATTGGTTTGGATTTCTTCCACCACCGCATTGGCTATGGCTTGAGCGATTTTATTTACCCAAGAGTGTTCACCATCGGCTTTTGCGCCCAAGGCTTCAAACTCGCTGACAATGCGAGATTTAAGGCCGGATTTACTCAGTGCCATGCGGCCCCCCTTATTTGCCTGCGGTCACTTGGCTGGAAATGTCACCGTGAGGTTTCCCGGTAAAGTGGCAAATGCACTCACCTGTCACCACCCCGGTGCCTTTATTCAGTTTTACTTTGCTGCCGTTGGCAATGATTTCACCGCCCGCATTCACGGTGGCTTGGCCTTCACATTTCACGTTCACATCAGCGCCAGCATCCACCGTGGCGGTGCCTGTACTTGTCACCGTGATGTTCTGCTGGGTGGTAATGTTCACATCACCCACGTTGACCACTTCCAGTTTGTGGGTGCTGCGGTTATGGCTGACTTTGGAGCCATCCCCAAAATGCACCAGATATTCATCCGGGTTGGTGCTGGGTGCCGGAAACTCAGCGTGGTAACTGCCGGGCAGTATTTCACCCAATGCCAGATCACCTTCACTGATCACCGTGACACCTTCGCCCACTTCTGGGCACCACCACGTTATGGCTTTGCCCGTTCTCATGGGTTTCCATTGCAGCCAGCCCGTGAGCTGCTTGCCTTTTGGCCCATAAGCCACCCGCGCCACATGCTTGGCCGGGTCAACTTCGGCAATCTTGCCCCTGATCACCATCTGGCCCACTCGCCGTTCCAGTTCTTCAAGCCGCAGCACTAAACTTTGATACTGATCCATGCGCTGCCTTACTCACTGGGTGAGGGTTCCGTTTCTGTCAGGGTGTAATCATCTTGATGGGCTGCGCCAATGTTTGGCGCTTCACCCATATAAACATCAGTGGGCAGCCAGTCATCACCCAGATTGACTTCACCCAAGTGAAATTCTTGCTCCCATGACACCACCCAGCTTTCAAAGCCCAGTTTTTCACTGAACATGCCGGGGAATGCGGAAAGCTCCGCTGGCTGTTTGGCGTATTCCAGCCCCCAACGGTTTTCATTCACGATTTGCAGCACTCTGGCCGCAAAGTTGCGAATTTCGAGCTGTACCTTTTCGGTTTTCATACTCAGGATGCAGTGAGCGGCAAACTCAATGGTTAAGGCAAAACGCCCACCAGATACTTTTTTACCCGGTTTGATTTGCACCGCTTCCAACAACACCGCCGGGCTTGTTACCAAGGTTTTACCCTCCAGTAACTCCGGGGCATAGTCGTCCACCTGCTTGAGCATCGGCATGGCTTTCTTAATACAAGCCACCTGCGCTTCATGTATCAGGGTTAAATCATCATCTTTCATGCTTGCCCTTCTTACTTTCGTGCTTTCTTGCTTTCGTGATTCACTGCATAGTTAAGTTCTTGCTCAATCAGGGTTTTGAATCTGTCCAGTGCTCGCCTGTCCAGCCGCCTGAATGCCTCAGTGGCTACGCTTTCAATTTCCACCCCTATCCGCTGGATCGGAAATCGTCCGGCCAGTTCTGGGCTAGGGCTTCGGTGGTTAGCTTTCCGGGTTCGGCTCAAAGTCATATAACCTTGCTCACGGTTACGCCGGGCACGAATCCACACGTTTTCTTCTGGGTTGTAGACACTGCGCAAAAATGCGCCTTCAAACTTACGTTTTCCGACTGTCACCCCTTTGCGGGTCTGCCGGGCCTTGCCTGCCAAATCCGCTGACATAGTTGCCACACCCATCCATAAGATGTGCGCTTTATCCATGCCCTTGCCCACACTACGCACCACCAAGCGAGGCTTGAGGTTCTTTTGTGGAATACCAAGTTGCTGGCTTAGCTCCCGCGCTACCCGGCCAGAAAGCCAGCGAATGGTTTTCCTTATGGCCCGTTCGCTGGCAACTTCCATTTGTTTGGGTGTCGCTTGGATCACTGCGGTAGCATTGCGGATGGCTTGGGCAAAGTTCATTTGAACTTCAACGCCACTTTCCGCCATCGTTCTGTTCTTCCTCGTAGTCCTGATCAGGTACAGGATCAGCCAGAACAATCACCATGCAGCCCGCCCCATCATCAAATGACTTGGAGGGCACCGGGTAATATTCCCGCTCATCCACAAAAATCCGCAGATCCTTGTTCAGCTCCGGGCATTCACTGCCCAGCACTGTCAAGGTGGGCACATCGGCCTTGAGGGTTAACCCGCCACGCTTGCCCTTGGTGATCACCTCTTGTTCTGGGTGGTCAAATACGCCTTTCATTTCAAGGCGCACCCCGTTGACTGTCACCATTGCGACGGGTTGACCTAACCGCCGGATGATCCGGCGGCTGGCCTTTTGGAACGGATCACGCATTAAGCGTTCTTAGTTCCGACTTTGAAGCCAACCACGGCACGGGGGGCCGCTGTTAAGCTGATTGTGTTGGATTGCGCTTCAAGCTCATGGCCTTTATCAAACTTCATGCGCTCAGCTTTGGCGTAATACGGTAAGCCCAAGGTGTTCACGGTTTCTTCGTAAGTGCCGGGGCCAAAGTAAGTGCGATACATACCACGCACGCCTTCTGGCACCAGTAAGCCTTCGTTTGGCAATACGAACTCTTGATCGCCCACTTGGCCTTCGTATTCTTCCCATAACATGCCACCGAAAGAGATCCCGCCAGTTACATCATCACGCAAGGCGCTGCCGCTGTCATAGCGTTCATACGCTCGCTTGAAGTCGTCATTCTTCATTAGCTCGTCCATTAATTCAGGGCCAGCAAGAACACGATAACGAGGGGCTTTGATAGCACCTTGTGATTTTTTCGATTCACGCTTAGCCGCAATTAACTGGGTGCGCAAATCTTTGGTGAAATCCAGTGTTTTAACAAAGCGAGTCATGCCAAACTTTTGGAACAAGTCCACAATCACTTCACCATCGTGATCCAGAATCTTGCCTTTGAGTGCGCCCATACGCTGCCACTCAATGGTGACATCAATAGAGCCGCGCATTCTGTCCAGTTCTTCATCGATCTTGGCTTGCACCATATCTTCACGGGTTTCACCGCCGAAAGGCTTAACGTTCTGCGTAGACTCAGCCAGAACCGCACCAGACATTGGCAAGTGAACCAGCGGGAATGTTTCGCCTTTACGCTTGTTGTTATCCAGTGACGTGCCTTCGCTGCCGCGAGACTTAGCAGGCACCAAAATGATTGAGTTGTTTTTTTCAACGATGTTGACACTGGTTGTATCAATGCGTTTTTCTTCAAACAAACCCAGCTCACCAATGCGGCCCGGTGTTTGTTCAGTGCGGTTGATTGACTCGGTAAGATTTTCAACCGTAAATAGATCTTGAGTTTCGTCCATTCTGTTTCTCCGAACGGTAAAAGCAAAACGGCCAGTAATTCACTGGCCGCATTTAAGGGGTTAGTAACGAGGCGAATTAACGCACAATGATGTGGTTCGCTTTCAGCTGCTTAATCGCGGCGGTTTTCTCTGCATCGGTGATGCCATCAGGCCACACCAGTGATGAAGCTCGAACAGCGGTAAGGCGAGCATTCACCACGCCACTTTTCGTTTCAGCACTCGCATCCACGCCACGGAATAAGATGGCGGCGGCCACTTCGCTGCCGTCACTGGCTGCGGGGGCCAGTTGTACCAGCTCTTTGCTGGCCGTAACTTCACCCAACACCGTAGCCGTTAAATATTTGCCACCACTTAACTGAGCATCATCACGACTCAAGCCGCTAATTTCGGTGAGAATATGACTCCCCGCATGTGTTTTTTCTTCAATCATCTTTTAGTTACCTTACGATTTGCCATGATGGCGCTGCCGTTGATTTTGGCGGCCTGCTTTTCTTTGCCGACCACCTGCCCTTCGATCTTGCTGCTGTCATCCGATGCCGCTTGCGCTTCATGGATGGCTTTGCCTGCCAGTTTCACCGGATCATCAAGGTGAGCCAGTAAAGCGGCGGTACTGCCTTCAATGCCTGCCGCTGCACAAATATCTTTCAAGCCACTGGCTGCGGCGATCTGACGCTCTGCACAGGCTTTGGTCACATCTGGCTTGAGCAAATTGGCTGCCAATTCAGGAAAGCCGGCACTGGCACACGCGGCGGCAATATCACCCGCATGTTCCAAGGCCGTGGCCTCTGTTTCCGGCGCTGGCTGCAACGCTTGGAATACATCCGGGCGCTGCTCTTTAATCGCTCCGATCAGCACTTCGGCGCTGGCTTCGGTCGCGGCTGGCAACGTGACCGCTTTGGTTTTCTTGTCTGTCATTTTGTGTTTTCTCTCTGATAATTGACTGATCACGCCTTCAAGGCTGCCAAGTCGGTGGGCCATGCCCTGTTCCACAGCGTTCTGACCAATCAAAACGCCACCCTGTCCAAAATCGGACAATACCGTTTCACGAGTTACCCCCATGTTTCGGGCTACTCGATCAACAAATACATCCGCCATCTGATCAAGACGACCTTGCCAATCGGCACGGCCTTCTTTGCTGGCTGGATCAAGGCGCTTTTTCGGGGATTGACTGGACACAAATTCCAATCGCTCCACGCCTTCATCCGTGTCTTTATAGCGGGTTAGCGTGGCAACTACGCCAATTGAACCCACCATAGCCGTGGCATCAATCACCAACTCATCAGCGGCACAGGCTACCCAATACGCTGCACTGGCCCCCGTTCCGCCCACATAAGCCACAATGGGTTTATCGCCACGGGCGGCGTGTATCATTTCCGCCAGTTCGTGAATGCCATCCGCTTGACCGCCGGGGCTGTCAATATTGAGCACTATGGCTTTCACGCTCGGATTGCTTAGGGCTTCGTTAAACTCTTTCGCCACTAACTGGGTAGACGCACCGCCACAAATAGCCTGAAACCATGTGGCATAACGACTGATCACGCCATTGACGTGCAGCACCGCCACCCCGCCTTCTCGCAGCTCTAGGCACTGGCCCAAGGCTTTACCACCTTTCGCCATCACGGCTTGATACTGCGGCAAGTTCTCAGCGGTGGTTTTCAGCTCGGATAAGTCCAGACTGTCCACATCACGGGCCGCTAATTGGCCCATGATGCTCAGCAATCGTTCATCAAGCGCCCAAGCGGTACTAAGCAGGTACTCAAGAGCTAAGTGCTTTTTCATTCGCTGCTGTCCTCCTTATCTTTTGATGTTGCGGCTTCTTCTGGGGCATTAAAAAGCCCAGCTAAATTGCTGGGCTTCTCAACACCTTCTTCCTCGCAGATTGTTTGCCATCGCTTCAATGCCTTGGCATTTCGGCGCATGTTTTCGTCAAGATCTCGTCCATATTCTGCGGCCTCTACGTCAATGTTAGATAGCTGATTTGATACCGCTTTTTGTCGAGCGTTAACGTCCTGCTCAGGATGAAGCCATTTAAACGCATCTGGGCGAATATCTAACGCCAGATAGTAATAAGGGTTATCGGCATAGCCGGGCGCATCGAGCTTGCCCACCAGCACCGCATCAGATAACCACCATTGCCAAATCTTAAAGGCAACTTGGAAACCGCTGAGGTTTACTTGATCAAAGCCAATGCCCCGGCGGTACTCATTGAGCAACGCCCGCACCAGCCTGTCATTCAAGCCCGCCCAGTCCCCGGTTAATAACGGATAGGGAATTTCTTGCCCGGCGGCCATTTGTAAGGCTTGCCAGCGCACAAAATCACTGTAACCGCTGCCCGTGTTGTCTCCATCAAACAGATCCAGCTTTTCCCCGGCTACCCCTCGCAACAATGTGCCAGTGGCTATGCGGGAAACTTCGTCCACGGGTTCGCTTTCATCAAATATCGGTTTGCCCGTCATTGGGTCAAACTCAAAATCATCTTCGTCAAACGCTTCACGGTACAAAAAGCCAGTGAAGTTGCTGCGCTCTTTCTTGCGCACCAGCTCGGCATCATCGTAATCATGGAACGTGCGATCTTTTAGCAGCACCGCCGCTGGATCAGGTTCGCCACGAACTTGGCCGGGGCGCAACTGTTTGAAATGGTGGATCACGTCACTGGCTGGCACTCGCTCTAAATCATGCAAGCTGACCACTTCCACACCATCTTGGGGATGATGCTTGTAAAACCAGTAAGCCACTCGAACTTTGCCCTTAAACTCAACCCCTTGAACCACTCGATTGCCGTTCTTGAGCTTGCGGCTAAACTCCACCGGGCACAGGTCGGATTCCATTACATCCACTTGAACGGGCACCGCTAAGCCAGCCGATAAACGGCGGCGTAAACGGCGAATGAACACCTCACCACTCATGCGGCGCGAACGCACACACAAATCCACCAACGCCCCAAAGTTTTTCACGCCTTCGGGATCAAGCTGGGTGCTGCTCAGTTTCCAAAGCTCATTGGCCGCCAGTCTGAAATTATCATCCCGGCATGTACTGAGTAACCAGAAACCACGGCCCACCTCATTGGTGGTGTTCTTGTTGATTGCACTGCGCAATAACGGGCTGTTTCGATAAGCCGCCCGGCTGCGGTTTCTCAGTGGTCTGATTGCCGTAGCCAGTGAACTGTTCGGCCCCGATGCTGGAGCTGACCAACCGATTGAGCGCGGTGCTCTTGTTGCCCCTTCATACGGGGCGGCGGGCGTGGATAGCGGTTGCCCATCCATGCCCACAATGATGCTTTCTTTCATCGAATACCCCGATCACCTACCGTGACAATGCCAGATAATGGATTGCGGCGGCGGCCTGCCCGTTTCGCCAAGACTCGGCCAATATAACGTTTTGCCTGTAGCAGCTCGGCCATGCTGCGGTAAGTTACCTCTCGCCCGTTGATTTTTACGGTGAGTTCACCGCTGGCAATGGCTTCATCGAGCGCATCCAGATCATCTTGAGTAAATGCCATTGCGTTCCTCTCTAGGTTCTGCGCCTACGGCGGCGCTTGGGTTGTTCTGATATTTCCCCCGCTCCCGTTAATATCTCGCTGTTTTCATCAATCGGCTTGGCCCACGGTGGCGGGTTATCCCA